GTGTCCTAACAATACTTGGTTTGCTGGGAAGTAAGGGTCACGGTAAACTTGATATCTACCAGCTAATGTACCAACTCTCTCGATACCCATATTGTATTGGTCTTGCTCAGGAGCCGCGTTTGATACGTGGAAGTACTCCAAGTCATCAAAGATAGCAGATACCTCAGAAGATACTACAATCCAGTTAGCTCCACCTCTTAAAGTAGATTTGTGGATTTGAGCTGAGATTTGGTTAATTGCTGTGATAAGAGTTTGGTTCCAGTCCTTTTGTGTGTAAGGAACTGCACTTGAACCTAATCTCTTCCATCCGTTGTAGTCCCAACGTAAGTTCCAAGCTGCACCTTTTCTAAGGTCTCTTAAGATTTCACGGTCGATTTCAGCAGCCACTTGCTCAGACAATAAAGCTGTTAATTCAGCTTCAGCGTCGATGTTGTGGAATGCCGCTACGTCTTGAGCCATTTCAGGTGACCATTGTGCTCTTAATTTTCTTTCTGTAACCGATACAGTCACTGACTGAAGGTCGAAAGAAACTTCACCGATTCTATCTTCAAATTCAAGATTCTTGTAGATTCTGTAAGTTGTAGTGAATGCTTGTGAAGCCGCTGACAATGAAGAGTAGAATGTTGAACCTGTGTAACCATCGATTGAGTTAGCATCTCCACAAGAGATACAAACAGGAACCTGAAGGTCAACTTCCAAGTAGATTTTACCTTCTGCGTCACATACGTTGTAGTATGTACCACCGTCAGTTTTAGAGTTAGGGAACTCAAGAGTTACGTCTGAACCGTACTCAACAATACCTTTACCATATCTTTGAGTAACAACTCTGAATAAGTAGTTATTGTTTACGTTAGCAGCTGTTGTGTAGTTACCAGCAGCACCTCTAATAGTTAAGTCAGATAAGAATTCTTCAGTATCCATTGGTTGACCGTTAGGTCCGATTAATTGACCAGCTCCTGCTGATGCAAATCCTGTCATAACCAAAAGAACTTTTCTGTAGTTATCTAAACCGTAACCTGATGCGATTAATTCATCACCAACCCATACTACAGTAGCGTTACCAGCTGTGATTGACGAGAAGCTACCTTTTGAGTAGTCGTAAAGACCTGGAGGGTCAAGAGCTGGTTCGTTACCTTCGTAGAATCTATCGTAAAGGTCTTTAGTTGCGTTGTAGTCATAACCACTATTTGGTTGTTGGTTAGCAGCCGCGTTAGGTGAACCATAAGGTGCCCAGTGTTCACCAAATGTTGATGTTTCAGTTTCGTAAGACTGAATGTTAGGTACGAAGTAGAACAATTTACCGATAGGAAGGTTCATAGCTTGTACTGAAACGATGTCGTTAGCCAAAAGTTTAGAGAAAACTCTTCTTACGATTGGGAAAACAACTGTTTCAAATGAACCTGAATCAGCAGTTGATGCAGCTTCGTTGATGAGGTATGATGCTTGGTTTTCATATAACTGAGCAACGTTCTCTTTTAGGTGGCCTTTAAGACCTTCAAGGAACCCTAATTTGTCCCATTTGTTGATTGTATCTTCTTTGATAACTTTAAGGTGCTTAAGACCAATGTTACCAACAAGACCTGATTCTAATAATGCTCCCATTTTAGTATTTGGATTTTGTTTTTAGTTTATTTTTATTTTTACATCTTCGCCATCAAATCTTTAATTCTTAAGAATTGTGGATTTTCGTATGTCTTAGATTCGATTAGACTTGTTGAAGAGCCTGAGCTCATTTGATTGTTAAGTTTAGTTTCAACACTTTCGTTGATACTCTTACCTTCAACTTTACTCAATTCATCTTTAACAGTCTTGTAGAGTTGTTTTGATTCTTTTAATGATTCAACAGAATCAAATCTTCTCAAGATATTTATTTTTTCTTTTTTGGTAGTAGAATGTTCCGTGAACAATCTTGTAGCGTAAGCTAGGTTAGAATTAAAAACCGCAACTTCATTAAGTTTTTCTCTGAAAACATTCAATGCTTTTCTATACTCTTCGTTTTTCTCTCTAAGTACGTTCATTTCAGTTTCTACAGATTCGTAAGTGTAGTTACGATTGTTTGTGATTCCTTTTCTTAAACCTCTACCTTCTTTTGAACCCATAGCATAAGTTCTAGCAGCTTCTTTGGTTTCTTCTTTTTTCTTACGAGTTTCGAAGTGAGCATCATCTCTACGAGACTTAGTTGACTTAAGGTCTTTCTTAGCAATTTTACCGTGCTTCATACCTTCTCTTTCGTCTTCTTTGTCATCATATCCTTGACCCTCTTTAAACTCAAATTTTGCTTTACCAGTACCCATAGTTTTAGGTCCTTCTTTCTTGTCATCAGAGAATCCTTTTTTAGGTAATGAACTACCATATTTAAATTTAGGATTTCCCATTCCAACGCCTTTAGGTTTAACAGTCATTTTAGCTTCCTCAAGGTTGTAACCTTCATTGTCTTCATCTTCTTCATACATTTCAGACATATCCATATCGTCCATTTCAGACATATCCATATCGTCCATTTCAGACATATCCATATCTTCTTCATCCATAACAATTTCATAGACTACTTCGTCTTCTTCATCTACTTCTTCTTGCTCGTTATAAAGTGCGTCTAAAACTGCATCCAAATCAGAATCTTCAACATCCTGTTCCATCATTTCATCTTCTTCACCAATTCCGTCAAATCCGAAATAATCTTCTTCTTCATCGTATTGTTCGTCAAGCTCTTCGTCTTCTTCTTGTTCATTCATTTTAACAAGATACTCAACGTCATCACCGCTGTCTTTGATTGAGATTTCGTCACCGTCTTTTTGTACAATGATTCCATCCTCATCAGACATACGTTTAAAGATTGTTAAGATGTCTTCTGCTGAAGCGTTAGTAAGGTCAATAGTTTCTTCGTCATCTTCAAACTCCATTTCGTCTTCGTCACCGAATTCCATTTCGTCTTCAGATTCTTCAGAATCCATATCCTCAAGGTTATCAGCATCATCTTCCACTTCATCAGTGTCAAACTCCGCATCTAATTCAATCTCCTCATCTTCTTGCTCGTTGAGAGATTCTTTTACTAACTGACTGATTTCTTCCTTCATAGTTGAAGCAAGTATTCCTTTTGCGTTTTCGGCTATAACGTCTTCGACGTTTTTCATTTGAATTAAAGCCTCTTGAACCAAATTTTTATTTTCGGACATATATTTTTTTTACTATAAATACTGCAATAAAACAAAAAATTTAGTTTTTATCGTATTAAAGAATTTATAGCAAAAAAAAAGTGGTCGATTTGACCACTTTATTTTTTTTGTTTTTAATCTATTACTTCGTCTATTTTACTTTCAGACACTGAAACAATTCTCCAATCGTGTTGAAAGCCTTGGTATTTACCTGTTACTTTAGCTTCGACATCTGTGACTGAAAATCCCCTCACTAATTTCTCTTCTCTAATTTTTTTAATTCTTCCTGAGTTTTCATCGGGGAGTTCATAAACGATTTTTGCAACAAAATATTTTTCATCCATAATTGTAAGTTTTTTATCTTGTTAAATAATCGTTTAATTTTTTCATTAAGTCAACAGACTTACCCAAAGAATCTGATTCTTTCATTTTTCTTTCTTCATCCAAGTTTTCTTCGTAGTTATTTCTATCTTCAGGATTACTGAATAAGTAAGCACCTGGTGTAGATGGTGAAGATACCAAGTCAAAACAAATTAGTTCAAAATCATCCTGAACCTCGTTTTGCTCACCAACTTTTTTAAGAGAACCAACACCACGAGATGAAACACCCATAGTAACACCTTGTCTCATTAAATTGGCGGCAATATCTCCTTTTGTAGATACAATACCTCTTTCGTGGAAACCTGGTGATGTCAATAATTTTAGCTTACCCATCAAAATATTATTATCCCACCATATATCAGTAATGATATGTGCCACTCTATCTAAATCGATAAGTGATGATTCAGGGTGATTTAATTCAGATGTTGATAAACCTTTCTTAATTGCTGTCTTATATCTTTCAGCTTCTCTTTTTAAAATCCTTTCAGGATAAACTCTACCATTTCTATTTGGTACACCATATTTCTGTAAAACGGCATAAAACTCAAAAGGGTTTCTATAATCAAGTTCTTTTTGTTCTCTCATAATAGCCTCATTGAGACGGTCAGTTGGGGAGATATATCCCGCGTCCATTTCAATAAGAATTCCTTTTCCTGTTTGGCCTGCTCCAAGTACTGAATAATTTTTCATCTATTCTTTTTCAAATAAATATACATTAATAGATTGTTTGGAGTAAATCTGAGTTTTTGGTGGAGGAAAAGTTAAAATGATTGTTATTTAAAATGTTATCCTTATAGACTCTTTTAAGGATTTTTTTGACTGAATCTTTAATTTCATTACATTTGAAATCACCGTCTTGTTTGGTGAAAAGATTGATTTCAAGATTCATAAATGATTTTTTATTGTATCTAATACCACTTGTTCGTAAGTCTAAATCTACAATAAAATGTTGTTTGAATAATTCTGTGTTTATTGAATGTAAAACTGAATGTTTTACCTCTCTTGACATAATGGACACTATCCTATTCCAATTATCATCTTCATTTATTGGGGTTACCCAAGTTTGAATATTCAAATAAATTGATTTTAGTTCTTTAGCGTCAACTGTCCCGTAAAAGCTTTTAATACTGTCGTATTGATTTAGAGTAATTGTTTTGCCCTTTTTCATTAAGGTCAACTATTATTGTCTCGTTTATTTTTTTAAAATATACCAAAAAATTATCAACAAAACAAATATATTTAATATTATATGTTAATAGTAAAAGTAGACTCAAATATTGAAAAGGCTCTAAAGACTTTGAAATCCAAAGTTATTAGAACAAAACAAATGCAAAGATTAGTTGAATTGAAAGAATTTAAAAAGAAATCTGTAGTTAAGAGAAGTCAGAAACAATCTGCCAAACACAAACAATATCTTAGGACTCTTGGTGAATAGAATCCTTTAATTGTTTTAATCTGATATAATTCATTAAATCAAAATTCTCAGATTTAATTTTTTCAATAGTTTCATTTAACTTAGTCTTCATATCTTTTTCAGATTCTTTTTCTGAAATGACAGCTAATTTCTCTATTGTAGATTCTTTAATTGTTTGGAATTCTTTTTCTAAATCATCCTTGGACGTTGCCATCAAATGAAATACCTCTACTTTTGTAGATTCATCTAATGTTTCCAAATATGATTGAACTGTTTGGTTAGCAATGTTAACCATAGACTTTAATGGAATTTTTACAGTTTCATTCACATTGGTTTTAGTTTTCATTAAAGTTTCTATGATACGTTTTTTGGACTGAACTCTTTCAGATAAATTTACGTTTTTGAAATATACTAAATTATCTAAATCCGAATATACATTTTCAGAGATACCAACCCCGTTTGGTAACTGAGTTTTATCAACTAAGTGTCTAACAATCTCAATACCTTCATTTAAAAATAACTCGGCGTCTTCCTTTGATAATCCTTGTGGTTTATAAAGGTCATCATAGATAGAATATAATTTTGAAAATGATTTATTTTCAAGAATATTGTGTTTGAATTCTCTTAAAGTTTTTTTAAAGTCTGATTGGTTCTTGTAGGATTCTACAAGACTCTTTTCAATTGCCGATTTTATTTGTCCAAATGTCATTTTTAGGGGTTTTCATATAAATATTACGAATTCAGCAACTTATCAAGTTCTTCACCCATTTTTCCTAAACTTTGTTGTCCAACACCTAAATCTAAAAATTTGTTACCATACATATCACTCTCTAAAAGGATATTCATATCTCTATCCATTTTAGATTCTGGCGCTAACTCTGGCGCGCCAGCTTCAGGTGCCGGTGGTGGAGGAACCTCTCCACCCGCTTCTGGCGCGGTCTCAAAACCACCGCCTCCACCTGCGAATATATCTTCACCTGGGGGTGGTGTTGTAGTCTCGCCAGCGGGTTCTTGACCTGTTGCTGGTAGATTACCTTGTTTGTTACCATAAAGTTTATCAATTGTGTCAAAGATACCTGTTTTAGAAATGACTGTTGGTGTGTTTTTAAGTTCTTCACCCACAGCTTTTTCAAGTCTTTGTTGTAGTAGGTCAACTCTAATTTCTTCGTCA